ACACAAGTTGTGCCCGAGTACCACAAGTTGAAAAATCGTTACCAACTGATGTGGCAACAAAAGGACTGTGTTGGCTATTTAAAAACAGCCGCTGTGTTGGCCGCATACATCGATCAGTCAATCAGCACCAACACATTCTACAATCCCGCACACTTTGCAGATCGCAAAGTACCTACCACATTGATTGCCAAGAACTTGATGCAGGCACATCACTGGGGTATCAAAACATTTTACTACAGTCTGATCAACAAGCAAGGTGCTAAAGCAGCCAAAGAAGAAGCACCACTTGAAGTCATTGACTTTGATGATGCGGAAGACTGTGAGAGTTGCAAATTATGAAAAAAACGGCACTGGTAACATTTGGGTGCAGTTGGACTTATGGAATAGGAGTTTGGTACGAGCCCGGCATGTCTTATGATGAACTTAAAACAGATTGGCATAAACGTAGAGATGGTGATGAATTTAGTTTTCGAGCATTGCTGTCTAAAAAATATGGGTTGCATAACATAAATTTATCAGAAGGTGGGGCAAGCAACCAAAAGCAGTTCAGAGCAGTAAAAGAATTTTTTGCCGGCAATAGTATACAACAGTTGTTTGACCAGTATGAAAACATTATAGTGTTGCATGGCATAACCTCTACAGCTAGAAACGAAATGTTCGTTAATGAATTAAATGAAATAAGAAATTTCATGTATACAGAAGATACTACATGGGCTAAGACAATGGTTAAATTTTTTTATAATCACGACTATGAAGTTGATTGTTTGAATAAAGAAATGAATTTTTTTGATACATTTTATTCTTTAGCCGGCATTAAAAATTTGTGGTTTGACACATTTAATCACCACAATTATTCACAGACATCAAACAATCTAATTGGTAAAAATGATTCTAAAAGAGATTTGCTGTCAAAAATGGCCTTGATATCTGGACTTGAAGAACCTGATGATCAGTATCATACCTCTCATTTCATAAAAGATACTAATAGAATTGAAATTCTAGTAAACACTGGTCATTTGAATCCTTATACATACCATCCCACTAAAAAAGGACATCAATTGATTGCAAACATTCTTGACCAACATATACGATTGCAGATATTCTTGAATCAACCCACAAAAGGTAATTTAACATGAGCCAAGCACAATACAACTTAGCCACCAAAACTGACTATCTGCATCGCAAGATGTTTCTTGACCCTGCAGGTCCAGTTACTATCCAACGCTTTGAAGAAGTCAAGTACAACAAACTTGTGAAATTTGAACAAGAGGCACGTGGCTTCTTTTGGATTCCTGAAGAAGTATCCTTGACCAAAGATGCCAACGACTTCAAAGAATCAAGTGACACTGTAAAACACATCTTTACATCCAACCTGTTGCGTCAAACAGCCCTGGATAGTTTGCAAGGGCGCGGACCAGCACAGGTGTTTACTCCCGTGGTGGGTATACCTGAACTGGAAGCACTGATGTACAACTGGAGTTTCTTTGAAACCAACATCCACAGTCGTTCATACAGTCACATCATTCGCAACATCTACAACGTGCCCAAGGATGTGTTCAACACCATTCATGACACCAAAGAGATTGTGGACATGGCATCCAGTGTGGGCAAATACTACGACGAACTACACAGAATAAATTGCCATAAAGAATTAAGCAGTGAAATGACAGGCATGGTTCTTGAACAAGTACATATCCGAGCAATTTGGTTGGCACTCAACGCCAGTTATGCACTGGAAGCATTCCGTTTCATGGTAAGTTTTGCCACTAGCCTGGCCATGGTTGAAAACCGTATCTTTATCGGCAATGGCAACATCATCAGCCTGATCCTACAAGACGAAATCCTGCACAAAGATTGGACTGCTTGGATCATCAACCAAGTTGTCAAAGAAGATCCGCGATTTGCTGTGGCCAAGGCTGAATGTGAAGCCGAAGTGTATCAGTTGTACTTGGATGTGATCCGTGAGGAAAAGGCCTGGGCCGACTACCTGTTCAAGCTAGGTCCGGTGATTGGACTCAATGCTAATATCCTCAAAGACTTTGTGGACTACACAGCAGTGGGCGCACTCAAAGAAATTGGCGTCAAGTACCTGGAACCTGCACCCAGAAGTACACCCATTCCTTGGTTTATGAAGCATGTGGACACCAGCAAGAAACAAACTGCACTGCAAGAGAATGAATCAACTAACTATGTTATCGGCGTGATGAGTGATCAACTTGACTACGACGAATTACCAGATTTATAAAAGGAAACAATATGTATAAGCAAAATCATGCAATACGAGAGTCAGAAGACTTTCAGAACATTCGCAACGTGATGCAAAAGTTTGAACGTATTCAAGAAAAGAATCGCTGCCTGAGAGTGCAATTTTTAGACTGGTTGTCAGTTAAGATGCATGCCTGGGCAGACGGTGTCAAAGCCATGTCGGATCGTATTGATTCACCATGCATTATTAAAGTAGAGCCCAAAAGGAAAACAAAATGAAAGCCATAGTATGGTCCAAAGACCAATGCGCCTTCTGCGAACAAGCCAAAGGCCTGTTGGAAATGAAAGGCATTGAATATGAAGTACGCAACATCAGTCAAGACTGGACTCGTGAACAACTGTTGGAGTCAGTGCCCACTGCACGTTCTGTACCACAGATCTTCTTGGATGACGAATATGTGGGTGGATTTCAGGAACTACGCCAAAGGTTGATGTAATGCCACAATTTACATCAGACTGGTTCAGCAATGGCTTGGTCAACTTTGAATACATCAAAGACTACTTGAGAAAAGAAAAACCCATCAACGACATACTGGAAATTGGCAGCCACGAAGGCCGTAGCAGTTGTTGGATGCTGGAAAACATGTTGTCAGACACTGGCACCATTACTTGTATTGATCCATTTGCTGACCGTCCTGTCACAGCATTTGCACTAGACTCAATTCCTGAAGATCGCAGCATTGAACAAATCTTCCGCAACAACACAACAGAAGTCAAAAAGCCCGGACAAACAGTAGAAGTCTATGCTGACATGAGTTTCCCTGCCCTGGCACAACTCATTGTTAACAAGCGTCAATATGATTTTATCTATGTGGATGGCAGTCATCATGCCGACGAAACATTAGCAGATGCTGTGATGTGTTTTGGTATGTTGCGTCCCGGAGGTGTGATGTTGTTTGATGATTACTTGTGGGACGCAGACCCAAGATATCTAGCACGAGCCAAGGCCAGTATTGATGCTTTTGTAAACATGTTTTATGATAGACTCAAACTGGGCCTGGTAAATTATCAGTTGGCAATAGTTAAAAAGGAAATAGAATGAGCGTTGAAGTAGGAAAAACATACACCATGCGCATGGGCTATGGTGAAGAGATTGTGGCCAAAGTCACAGCATTTGACAGCAGTACTCTCACATTGAGCAAGCCTGTGGCAGTGGTACCTGGACAGCAAGGTATACAGTTAATGAACAGTTTGTTTACAGCAGATCCCGAGGCAGAAGTCACGGTAAATAGATCTAGCGTGGCCATGATCGCCCCTGTGCGTGAAGACGTTGGGGACAGTTATTTGGAAGCCACAACAGGTATCAAGCCTGTACGCAGTAAAATCTTAATGGGATAACATGCCAGCAGTACAACGACAAGGCGATCCAAATGGCGCAGGAGGTGTCAACACTTCGGGTGTGGCTTCGGTGCGAGTAAACGGTCGGCCTATTGTTGTACCTGGCATATCAGTAACACCACATCCCTGTTGCGGACGCAAACGTTGCGGCGCACATTGTTCAGCTGTGACATCAGGTGGATCAAGCACAGTACGTGCCGGTGGACGACCTGTGGTACGCAATGGTGATCCGGACACATGTGGTCATGGTCGCACTGCAGGCTCCAGTAACGTAAGAGCAGGATAATGGCTGAATCAACTGTAACACCACTACAACTATGGGCCGGTGTTGGCATGTATTCAGGCAATGCCATCACTGCCAACGCCAACTTGACCAACAACATAGCCAGCTACAATACTCTTGCACCCATTGCCAATTTGTTGTATACCATCAATGCGGCTGCCAGTAATACTGGGGGTATAACTATTTCAGCAGGAACAT